ATCTCTGAAATGTGTAAGCAAAACACAAAGTGGGGAAGGTTATGCGGAAGGATTAGTATGAAGAAAATACACAGAAGAAGACTTTCACTTACATCAGTTTTGTCATTCTTGAATATGATGAAAGCATGGGCGCAATCTACCTTGTCCGGTAAAAGTGCATTTGTAACGCAGGCTGAAGCCGAAGAGAGGGCTTCTGTGTGTGCTGATTGTCCAATGAATGTTACGCTTCAGTTTTCATGTGGTGCGTGTATGGGCGCGGTTATGACACTAATGAGTTCTATTATTGGGAACAAAAAAACAGAGAGAGACAAAGACCTTGGGGCTTGTCTTGTGTGCAGTTGCTCATTGAAGGCAGCGGTTCATGTTCCCGTTGATGTGCAGCGAGAAGGATTAACTGATGAGATTAAAGAAGACTTTGATAAAATTGAACATTGCTGGAAAAAAATAAGAAAATAAACTTTTTACATGAGAGAAACTTTGGAATGATAAGGCTGTTAAGGCAGTTGGGTTTTTATTGAAATGGTTTTATGCAAGGTTTGATTAGTAAATAGAACGGAATTTACTGAACGCTTGTTTCCATCCGCCGCTCGTTATCTTATTGTTCGTATTTAACGCCTTTGTTGCTTGAGAGCTATCAAGGTTCAATCTTTCCCTTGCGAGAGCCAGCAGGCCCATCCCAGCGTCAGCAATGTCCGGTGAGATACCAAACCTTGATTTCATTTCAGACTTTGGCAGAACTTTGATGCGAAGTGCCAGGTTCTTCTCTCCATTTGGATCAAGTTTCCTCATACACATTTCCCGCAGCAACTCATCTCCAATTCCCTTAACCTGCCCTGTCCTCATATATTCTTTTGCTGAATACCAAATTTCCGATACGGAGTTAACATACCTTTCGTGAGATGGCGTTGGATCATAGGCTGAAACTGGATTATCAGATGCTCGTCCACCAAACTGAAGACCATATACATCTTTTGACCATGCTACCGAGATAAAATCTCCCAATGGCCCACCAGCACCGGACTTATCATACCCAGCATTTTTTGGTTGAACCCCCCGTGACACACATTCATTTCTGAACCATTGCACTACTTGCTGTGATCTTGTCAGTGATTTGTCTGTAACATCCTCACTGAACACAAGAAACTCGTCATACTGAAGACCTCGATATCCGTGGGGTTCCGCCAGCTTACCAACAGTACCAAAGTATAGAACGGTTCGATCTCCTCCATTTGTAAACGAAGGATCAAGGAATGCTACTTTTGTTTTGTCATTATCCAGCCATATTGCTTTTTCGGTAGCCTTAGAATTCAAGATTTCTACCTCGGAGTAAATTTGATCGGTGATTCCTGCTGGACACCAGAATCCCCGATACATTCTCCAGAATGAAGAGGTGTTCTTAGCATCCTCTGGAATTTTCTCAAAGTCTGCTGGCCCTTCCATCCATGAGTAAATTTTCTTTCTTGCGACCATGTTAGGATTCTTCAATCCATCAAAGTGTAGACACACTCCACGATCTGTTTTCCATTCCTGATCGTCCACATCAATTGAATCCCATCCCTCTTTGGGCTTGGCAAACTTACCGAAAGCATCAACATACGAGGCAGGGTTTGAAATACCAATAAACTGAAAGTGTTCGCAACCTTTAGACAAGTTGAAGAACGCAACTTCAGTAATAGCCTCGGATAACTCTGACAACTCATCAGCCACAAAGATTACATTCTTATTGTGGATACCCTGCATCTTACCAGTAGCATCACGCTCTTTCTTCTTTTCGCCAGGGATCAGTACAATACCGGAAAGGTCTGATCGCTTTCCATCTCGACCTACATAGCTGATCTTGTTTTCAGAATCAACAAGATGCCCAGGCAGTCCAAGTTGTTCACAAACCCCCCAGTATCGAGTAATCTTACCCCAAATACGCTGCTTTGATGCCTTGATGGTAGTTGATGTTGCAAGGACTGTGGTGTTCTCTGGATCGGCAAGGTAGTTGACGATAGCCCATATTGCGTACGCTTCTGATTTACCGCAACCACCGGAACCAGCTATTGCAAGATACTCATGTTCACACGCTGCACGAATCATTTGTTCAGCCCAAGGATGCCAAATAAAATGGACTGTGGCTTTAGTGTCACGCTCTGGCCAGAATGCTCTGGCTATTCTTTGGAAGTGATGGAATGTATCAACATCACCAGTGTCCTTCGGAATCCTTTTCGTTATCTTCTCTCGGAACATAGCCAACTCAATAGCTATTTGGTGTGTGTTTTTTCGCCAGTTAAACCCATATTGGTGCAGGTAGCCTTCAATGGGATCGCCAAAAATCGGAACAGAATTCATCAAAAAAAGATTACAATAAATTTGAATTATCGCAAATAGTTATTGCAATAAAGTTGGTATCTGTTAATTTTGCTGGGACATGACATTCTTACAAGAGTTAGGGCTTCAAAAAACAAAGTCAGAGATTTTCATTGACAATAAGCGACCAGACATTGACTTTAATATTATTGTAACACCAGAAGATTATGCTAATGGAAATAAACACAATCCTACTAAATCTCCGCTTGCTCTCGCTACATCAAGGGCAATTGAGGGAAGTGGATTCGTGTTGGATCGGGCAGGCTTTAAAGTTATCATTATTTCTCGCGGTATTTATGAGTATGGTTTCTTTATGCCTCGGAGGGTGTGGCGGAAGGTGAATTGCCAAGAGTTCGTGGATGAGTGTTCTCCAATGCACTCAATAAAATTCAAGGCAACATTCACAATGCTATTTTAATATGAAGCTAACAATACCAGTATCAAGGCATGATCGTTGCCTAATCCCAAACCTCGTTAAGTCCCTTGAATCCTTTAAGCCTGGCACAGACCATGAGCTTATTATCTTTGGATCACGCGAAGTTGAGCAAGATGTTTTGGAACTTGAAAAGAAAATCAAGCATCTGTTTGTTTCTTCTGAAACATTGATCATTAATGATACGATGTTGGGATGGCCAATGTCATGCAACTTTTACTTCCAGCAGTTATGCAAACATATTTCCGGTAAGAAAGACACTGATGCATTTATGTGGTTTGAGCTTGATACCACAATTATTAAGCCTAATTGGTTAGACATAATTTCTGATGAATACTATGCGGATACAACAAAGGCAATTAAGGAAAAGCGCCTACCATCTATTTACCTTGGCACAAGAGAGCGTGTATATGAGGGGAAGGCTGGCGAGCTACTGCCGGAATCGCTTGCTGGACAACGTATGGCTCCAATTGGAGTGTATTCCAAGGAGATATGCCTTTCTCCTGTATTGAATTCTTTGTCTCTTACGAACAGACATTGGACGCATGTTATCCAATGGTATGTTGTTAAAAGATTAAAAAACTCTCAATTAATTCAAAACAACTGGCGTACAAAAAACTATCGCCATGAACAAGAAAACATTGTATGTGATTCGGATGCCAACCTGGCTTGGGACATTCATTGGAATAATCCATTGAATGATAACGCTGTTCTTGTACATGGGTGTAAGGATAGTTCACTCTTCAAGTTATTGTTGGACAATAATAATAACGATATGAAAATGATAAAGAACTTGTCGGTTGAGGATGCGGAAGACATTGTGGATGATCTTGAAGATGTTTCGGATTTGGACGCAGAAAAACAAACGAAGATATATAAGCAACGCGCATCTAACCTAAAGTTCCTCAAGAAAAACAAAAAGGAAACTGAAGAATGAGCGATGCATTAGAAACACTTTCAAAAGAAGGAACACCTCCAACGTCGAGGATAAAAGACGCAAGATCAGCCTATGAGATTTGGGAGACACTACGACGAGCGGATGCCGTTTCGTCTTTTGACCGCAGTAAGATTGATGCTGCGTATGATAACGAAAGACCATACGACGAAAGGGCATTGATCAATGCAGGGCAGTCATACAGGGTCAATGTATCTTGGGGGTTTGCAAAGCAGGTTCTTGATACTGCAATGGCCGGATACACCGACATTATCAATGCGCCGCAAACATTCTTTTCTTGCCCTACACTTTACGGGACACAGACAGAGAATGACGAGTTGTCTCAAGTTGTGGCTCAAGAGGTAACTGCCGCCATCCGGTCTTGGCGCAATTTCTTTCCGACATACCTCAAGCTTTGCAATAGCTTTATTAAGCATGGTGTTGGAGTTGTGATGTTCAACGATGAGTGGGATTGGCGTTGGAAGTCCACAGATATGTCGGATTTCAAAATCCCTCGTAAAACAGAGATTGGTCAGGATAACATCGATGTAGCTGCTTGCTTGCGTTTCTATAGCCCCACACAGCTTTATCAGCTTATCAAGGATGAAGAGACAGCAAAAATCCACGGGTTCAATATTGAGGCTTGTCGCAGGTCAATTATCCAGTCCGTAAACAATAACAACAACTACTCTAACTTTAGGCAATACGATTGGGAGAAGTTGGAGACGGAACTTAGGAATAATGATTTGTTCTTTACAACGCAGGCTGCAAACCAGCAGTCAATTCGCGTAGTTCATTTGTGGGTAACTGAATTTGACAATCGTGTATCGCATTACATGATTAACGACGATAACTCTGTTCAAGATTTTTTATTCAAGAAAGTTGGCAGGTTTGAAAATAGCTATCAGGCATACACAGTATTTACCTATGGCGTTGGAACAAACGGATATTATCATGGAGTTCGCGGCCAAGGATATGATGTCTTTGCAATCAATGGTGCTTTGAATCGCGCATACTGCTCATTGCTTGAGATTGCATCGTTTGGTTCTGCGCCAACATTCCAACCTAAAGATGAGACTGCATTGCAAGAGATGCAGTTTATCCCAAATGGAATCTATAATTTGCTTTCGCCAGGAATTGAGGTCATTAAGGATACTATAATTCCTAATGTTTCCAGCGGAACCCTGCCAATTGTGAGTGCATTCACTCAACTCTTCCGTGAAAGAACGGCAAGTTATAATACGGAATCTTTGGTAAACACTTCGGTTGAGAAGTCCGCTACACAAGTACGCGCTGAACTTAGCAATATTGCTAAAATGAGCGTGTCAAGTTTGAACCTTTTCTTTGATCCATGGGAATCACTAATGCGAGAAATGGTGCGTAGACTTAAACGCAAGGACTATGATGCCCGTGAACCTGGAGGTAAGCAGGTAATTGAGCTTCATAAGCGTCTTCTCCGTAGGGGTTCTGAATCGTTTGGTGCGAAGGATAGATACCTACAAGCCTTCTTTGACCTTGATGTGGATAGGTTGCGGATTACAAAGCCAGTAGGAGCCGGATCAGAGGCTGCTCGCATGGTTTCCTTTGATCGCCTTATGGGAATATTTGGTAGCCTTCCAGACTTTGGTAAGCAAAACCTTATTTGGGATATTGCTTCCGAAACAGCAGGGTATGAGAATGCTGCTCGTTATGCCATTCAGCCAGGTGACTCTGAGCGTCCTACTATTGATGCATCCATCGCACAAATTGAGAACAATCAACTAATTGCAGGCAGCAATATACAAGTTCTTGATGGTCAGAACAACCTTGTTCACGCCAAGGTTCATGTTGAGGCACTTAATCCTTTGGTTACTCAAGCGCAAGAATTGCTTGAACTTGATCCAATGCAACTGGCTCCAAT